CGCCACGGAAACCTTCCAGTCCCGACAAGACGGTCAGTGCATTAACCTCTTCAGGTTTTAATCCAAAAAGATTTTGAACAGTTCTACGGGGCGCCATAAGAATTATTTCATCTTTTTGATCATGCACTTACCCAGTTTGATTCAGCTTTGAGACCAGGGGTAAAGACTGTTTGGGAAACCAGGAACAGACTTACAGCTGTAGCAAGACGCTTAACAAATTTAGGGCAAAGAATCATTGGTTTAATGCAACAACACTGGTCACCGTGAATCAAAAAGATTCGTTATCCAGTAGGTGGGCTTACGTGCAGAACACTGCCAAGTGATCTTAGTCTATCAAAGGTTACTTGATGCGCTGGTTGTAAGCCTGACGAAGAAGGCCCAGCTGAGTCTGATCAAGGTTTGCAAATTTAGCATTTGCTTCCACTGGGCTTTTCAAGTATGCCGTGATATCAACTGGCGACTTTTCACTAAACGCACCAAGAGCAACCGCAGACCCTGCTGTAGCCGGATTAAAACCGGCCATAGCAACTTGCGGTGCGGTGGCTCCATAGTTCATCTCAATACCTGGCATGGCGCTTGCTGCGGGCATTGCAAAGGAACTGGCGGGCATCTTACCAATGATCCCTGTAATAGGGCTTAGGTTTTGGAATGCAGTGGATACGTCAGAATAACCGGTCTGCCCAGGCTTCATCTTGGCAGCTAACTGTGGGTTTGTTTGTGCCCAGATTTGCATCCCAATCTTTTCCCTTTCATCACCAGTAGCAGCGTTGTACTGTTTAGACAGTTCTGCAACTTGGTACTTTTTAAACAGAGGATCCTGCTCAGTCAGTTGCCGGGCACGTTCTTTTTCTGCTGCGTAGGCACGATCAGCAATTCCGCTATTATCTGTATTTGTTTTAGGAAAATATTTACTAACAGCTTGAGCGCTTTGTACTAAATCTGAACCAGTCACAGGTTTGCTTGGATCAAAGCCAGGGGGGTTATATTGCCCCAACCGTACACCACCCGAAGATGATGACAACGGATTTTGCCCACCCGTAAGACTGTTTACCAAACGTGCGGGGGCAGAGAGTGCTTCTCCAACACGATCAGTAAATAATTGGCCTTGAGGTGTTTTACGAAAGCCGGTCCAAGCGTTTGCACCAGCATTAAGAAGTGATGCATAAACACTTGATTGGCCAAGAGTATTTACGAGACCACCAACTCCTCCAGCACCGCTTCCTGATCCACCAGGGGCTGCTCTTCCTGCAGACACAGAAGAAGGAGCACCGGCCTGTGTTCTTAACCTATCCATACGAATATCGTATGAACTGGGCGCATTCCGACCAACAGTTACATTAGCCATTACCGCCAAACCTCATGAAGATAGATACGTGAACCCACTGCCGTGTCAGCGGGGCCAGGGAGTGCCTGGATGAATTCAGCGCCGGAGCGCTCATAACGGTAACGAGCTTGATACGGATCCTTGTAGTTAGGTACGTAAAGGATACCGGCAAGACGGTTGGTTTCGTAGAGATAAATCTCATCCCAAACCTTGAGTGCTTCCCTGGCATTACTTGATCGAATAGTACGATCAACGTCACCAGCAATGTTCTCAATCCGAGTAGAAGGCGAAGTTGCTACCTCAGTCTTTTTCTCTGCGGTATCACAGCGCCCAATTTGAATAGCAATCTTGTCATAGAAATATGAATCCGGAATGGTATTCATTCCTTCTTCCAGACGGGCATAGTCACCCGCTGGAACAGACACAGTGAAGTACCCCAAATGGTACCTAACTCTGCTCTTGTCGAAATCCGACAGCTGCACTTCTATGTCTCCTTATCTTTCAATTATAAAAGCAAGTAATCAACCAAAGATTCCTTGGAAATAATCTCCACTTGCGGCTGAGCGACCACTGAGGAAAGGATCGTTTGTTGCATAAGAAGACAAGAAGCTAGATGGATTTAAAGCTTGAGAAATCAAACCGCCTACCACCTGTTCTTTTAACTGTTGCTCCATGGTTTTTTCAGGCTTCTCTTGGGCCTGCCTGCCATATAAGAAAGCTTTTAGAAGGTCTTCAGTACGTGTGTCTTGGTTACTGGGAGCGGCTGTGGGTTGATCTGTGGCACGTGTAGTGGCTGCCTCTGGTACTTTATCAAGATGAAATGTATCTAGTTGATAAGGGCCAGTGCGTAAAGATGAGACATTACCCGCACCTCCTGCATTCATATTGGTTGCAACAGAGCCAGTGCCACGGTAACGTAACTGGGTACCAGGGGCAAAAGCAATATCCATCCCTTGGTGATCTGTAGATGCACCTGCTTTTGGTGCTTTGCGAGGACCCATCTCGCTTGTGACCGTACCAGCGGGATTCAATTTAAATCCTTGCTGCTCCGATCCATACAACGGAGACCAATTTTTACTTCCAGGAGTTAATACTTCTAGATATTGTCCAATATCTTTGCGTGCAATATTTAAAGGAATCTGCTTTCCATCTTTTTTTAAACCGAAATGGAAGTGCGGACCGGTTGCTGTACCCGTCGCTCCCTGGGTTCCAAGATTTAAATAACTTGCCATTATCTTTTTATTTTCAATTCTAAAATAAAAAACCCCCGGTTTCCCAGGGGCATTTAAAGGAGATGAGTGTTACACCCGAATAAGGTCAGCGGCCAAGAGGGAGTCCCAATCAACACGCTTGATTTGCTTCAGCTGTTCGAGATTATTAAACCTTTCACCCGACAAGGACATCTGTAGATCTTTGATCTCACGAGCTGTCTTAAGGCCAATACCCTTGACATGATCTGCGATCATCTGGGCAGTAGCTGAATTAACATTCAGCCGGTGATCAGGCGGGAAATTGCGAGGCTCCTCTTGGGCTGCCTTATCCTTTACTTGAAGAGTCTTTACCTTTTTGGTAGCCTCTTCATCGGGACTTAGTTCGGTTTTGTAAGCGGTAAAAAGGCGACCGTCTTGGTCTTCAACCATTGACCAATCGCCATTGTCAAACTCACTAATAACCTTGACGCGAGCGCCCGTTTTTTTGTGTTGATAAAGCATTTGGGACCAGAGAGTGATTCACTGGTCCCAGTTTAGCTTAATCAGCTGACGGTGCGGTTAGTCAGATATGCTTCGATATCTTCGTAACCAGGAGCAATGTCGGGCTGGACATAGCAGACTTCCACAACCAAGTAGCCGACACGGCCAGCGGAGGAATCACCACTGGAGATGTAGAAACCACCGGAAGTAGCGGTAGAGTTTGCAGTCTCCTTAGCGTACACCTTAAGGGTGGTAGACGCAGTAACAGCGTAGTTAACGGTGCCAGGGGCAACGCCAGTTGCGCCGGTGATGGTCAGGAAAGGATTCGTGCCATAGCCAGCGGTACCACCAGCGAAATAGATTTCGCCAGCCTGAGTACCAGAAACGGTCGAGGTGAGGTTAGCCTGGATCACGCCTTCGCCAACGCCAGAAGCGGCGGTAGGGCTACCAGCGTTGTCGCGACCGAACGAAATCACGTTACCTGTGGCGGCATAAACGCCAGAAGCAACACGACCGTCACCCCAGCCAGAAGCCACGGAGATAGCAGTACGGTACACATAAGCAGTGTTGGTGCTGTTACCAGAGATCACCATGCCGGTGATATCCGTGCGGGTATCGTCCTGACGATAAGGAGAAGGAACGATAACCGAAGCGGTAGCAACTACACCAGCGCCAGAGGTAGTGGTAACAGGAACGTAACCACGTTGCTGGAAATAACGGTAGCCGGGGACGGCCAACACAGAAGTGGGGCCGCCTACGGTAGCGTCATTGGTGCTATCAACAGGGTTGGCGTCAATGTTTTTGTACCAACCGTTTAAAGCATTTACCCAGTTACCGGGGTAAATCTTTTTAGCAGACAAGTAAGTCATTTATTTTTCCTAAAGTTATTGTTGATTATCAAACAGTGCCGTCATCAGAAACAAAGCTGAATGCGGTGGTGACGAAATCTTTGTTGAGAATTTCGAAACCAGCGTACAGTTGCCAAATCAAGATGATAAAGCGACTGAAGTCATCGTTGTTGTTGATGAGAACTTGGGCGTTAGGACCGCCAATGCCAACGCCGATTGCCTGAGGACCAAAGAAGTAACCTTGGGCAATTTCTTGTTGAGCAAAAGTGCTGGCGTTAAAGCTAGCGTTAATGGTGCGGTTGGGGAAGTTGGTCGATTCGAAGAACTTCACACCTTCAAACTGAACGCCTGTAGGCATCACAGGTTCGCCAGCCAGGAAGTAGGCTTGGCCAGCCTGAGGGCCTTGGAAGAAGCTGGCGTTGTTAGGCATCATGGGGTTACCCATGTACATGCCTTGGCCAGGGTTACCAGCGTAACGAGCAATCTCACGGAAGTCAGGATCACGACGCAGGTGCATCATGAATGTGGGATCGCAAATACAACGATACAGACCATCAGCGTAGGTAGGAACGTTGCGCTTACGCAGGTCCTTAACAACAGTCAGAAGGTCAGTACGCACGGAGAACTGCTGAAGATCAGCGGTGTACTCAGTGCTGGTATAAGAGATAGAGCCGTTAGC